CCATCTGGAGCACCTTGGTCTTCTCGCAATACTCGATCACAGCGGCCATGATGGAGCGCAGCACGAACGGGCCGGGGCCAAGGCCGTTGACGAACGGGAGAACCTCGTCGTACCACGAGGTAATCGCCGTCCCGGAAGTGCCTACGAAAATCGTCATGCTGCGCTCCGTTGTTACGCCGCAGGCGTCTGGTCAACCTTGATCTGCTCGCCAGTCACCGGGGGCGGCGGCGGAAGCTGCTGGTTGACCTGAACCTGAATCTCGGCGACGAGATTCGCGCAGCGTTCTTGCATCTGCGCGAGGGCCAGTCCGATGAGGCGCACGTCGGACTCGTGGAAGTTGGAGAGGTTGAAGGCCATGTCAGTCGTCCACCGCATCCGCCCACATCGAGGGCACGTTGATCGGACCCACCGGGCCTTGAATCTGCTTCACGATGGACTTGAGCTTGCCGTAGATTTCCGCACGGCTCGGCTCGTTGCCGGTGAACGAGTAGTCCGCCCCGTCGATGACCATGACGTTCGCGCACAGCGGCGTCACGTTGTTGTTGCGGTCGGCGCGGTTCTTCCACCCGGCCACCACGACGCGGATGTTGCCGTTCGTGTAGTCGATGTGGGCCTCGGTGATCTTGTGGTAGTTGGCGTCCACGTTGTATGACGTGGGCACCGTCTTTGCAAATGCCATGAGAGTTACTCCTTCAGGTTGATTAGGCGACGGCAACAGACCGCCACGCGCCATTGTAGAAGTAGATGCGGTTGTTGGTCGAGTCGTAGTGCATGGCGATCTGACCGGCACCGCTGTTGCGCGGCACCCCGGTAGGAGCGCCAGCGCACGACGGGATCATGATGTATCCGTCAGTCGCGCCGGTAGCGAGCGCAGCGCCGCTGCCGAGAACGAGATTGCGAGCAACACCAGAGATAGATATTTTTGGGCTGGTCGTCGCGTTTCCGCCAGTGAATGTGATGAAGCCATCGGTCGAGGCAAGATGGTTAATCTGCGCCTGATACGTGACTGAGCCGCCGCCATTAGTGGCGAAATAGATCGATCCGGTGCCCTTCGAAATGATCTGAAGTCCGACATTCACGTCGGTGCCATCGCTTTGCGCAATGAGTCCCGGAAGACCCCCTCCAGAAACAGAGCCTTGTGCGGCGATCCAGTTGCGCTGCACGCCGCCGCCAGCATTGTTTATGGCGAAGTTCACGCCGCCAGCGCCATCGTTAACCGTGACGATGCCGCCAGTGGCAGAGCCAAGCGACAGATTCCCCGCGCTCGTGGTGACATACGGGGCGCCAGAGCCACTCGAACCTCCAACAATCAGGTATCGAGCAGCGCCACCGGAAGTGGGGGCAATCGACATCTCCAGCGAGTTGTAGGTGAGCCCGGTGAGGAAGTGAATATTGCGAGTGCCTTTTGCTCCGATGCGCAGGTTGATGTCGGTATTTGCGCCAGTGGCAGTGAGTGACACATCCCCGCCATTCGCCGCAGGACCAACGGTGATCCCGTTGAACACGGAAGCGACGGACGAGATCGTGAACGAGGGGTTCCCGCCAGCGTTCGACAGGAAGTAGAACGGCATGTCGGTGACGCCGGTCCCCGTCTTTGTGCCGATGAACTCGTGCCCGACAGCGGCGACGCTCTGGATCGACAGCACGTTCGCGTTCGCAGGATCGGTCCCGCTGTAGACGACAAGGCCGTTCGAGTCCACGCCAGCCTTCACCACGCCGCCACCGGGACCGAAGTTGATGTTGCCTGCCGTGGTGCCGAGCATCGAGTCGCCTGCGACCGAGCCGGTCATCGTGAAGCCACGAGCGGCGCTCGCCAGACCAACCAGCTTCAGGGCGGGGACGGCGACGCCATACGCCATGCCGAGCGATACGTCGCCGTTCTTGGCGATGATGCCAGCGACGTGCGTGGCGAACTTGAAGTTGATCGGCACGAAGCCGGTGTTCGATGACCCGTCCTGAGCGGTGCCATTGACCAGATACCGCGAGTTGATGTCGAAGCCGCTGGTATTTGCGTTGAGGACACCGTTCGTGGAACTCACGCTCTCCGGCGTGCTACTGGTGTGCAAGCTCAGGTTTGCATTGGCCCCCGATCCACTCGGGGCGACTTGCAGGATGGTCGATGAGTTCGCCGTAGAGGTCTGCACCCACGCCCCGGTGAGCGACGAGTTCTGGCTCGTGAAGTCGCCAGTGATCCTGCGTGCCGAACCGCTCAAGTTCAGATTGCCGTTCAGCGTGATCGCGGCAGCGGTCAGCGTCGAGACGTTGAATGCGTCCGCGTCAGCGGGGTCTTCCAGCAGGATGTCGCTGATCGTGATCGCGGTGAAGCCAGTCCCGCTGATCACAATCGAGTAGCGGCCATCCGCCGCGTAGAACTCGAAGTAGCCCGCTGAATCAGTCGTGATCGGATTGGCGCGAGGAGTGACTCCGTTGTCGGAGTAGATCGTCGCAGCGCCACCGCCGAGGACGTTGACTTGCACTGACGCCCCGGAGAGCGGGAGGCCAGTGACCTTCGAGGCGATGTTGTTGAAATACTTCTGCATCCTATCCTCCGCTCATGCGACCGTAGAACGTCGAGAACGACATGGCGCGACCGCCGTCCACGTTCTCGTCGTCCATCATCTCTGCGCGGTAGGTACACCAGTCCGCGAGGACTTGCATGTAGGACTCATCGATTGGGAATGCGGTCGTCAACGTGTAGGACGAGAACGACGGCGGCGTGAGGAACTGCCCGATGAACAAGTCGCTCCGGTGGAGCAACAGGTCCATCAGGCCGGAGACGGCGTAGCGCAGCAGGGTGGCGTCCGGATAGCGGCGATTGGCGTCCACCCCGTCGCCGTCGTCGTTCAGGGGTGAGCGCGCAAGGTTCACCACATCCTGCATCGTGCTCATGCTACATGGGCCTCGTCATGAAGCGCATGATCTCCGTGCGCATGGTCTCCACCGGCATGTTGTCGGGGAGATGCTCGTTGAAGCTCATGACCGAATACTGCTGGAGCGCCTTGGCGTCCATGGATTGCAGCGGCATGAGGACCGGCAGCTTGTCGATCTCGTCCTGCTGGAAGGTCGGCCTCCACTCGCGGGCGACGAGCGGCGACTTCTTGGCTTCCTCGGGATCGCGGGCATCGGCCCACGTATCCGACCACCAGACGAGTTGCTCCGCCACGGGGCGAGGCACGCTGCGGACGACGCCGTTCGTCCAGTCCAGCTTCATCACCACGTCGGTCTCCGGGTTCGCCTTGCTGGCGATGTACCGGACGGGGATCAGGTCCGCTCCCTGAATGGCAGGGGCGGCGGGCTTGACCACCCGAGGTTGTTTGGGCGTCGCCCCCTTCTTGGGTGCGGCGCGCTTCTTTGCGCTCATGTGGTGCTCCCGAATTGTGAGTCTCCAACCCCGTGAGCACGTGGCCCACGGGGTTTTGGAGGGTGCTACAAGGCTCTACGGTGGTACGGTACTTCTAGCGAACGCCTTCGCTGACGCCGAAGCACGTGGCGCGCACGACACCGGCAGCGCCGGTCACGACCGTGCCGAACGTGCCGAGCAGGAAGGCGTCCTGCTCGAACTTGATCTCGTTGAAACCGGCGAGCCACGTTGCCACGTTCGCGCTCGCCATGGCGAGGGCCGACGTGAAAGCCGTGGGCGCAGCGGCCAGCGAGCCTTCGTTCGTGTCCATTGGGGTGTAACCCCAATCGCACGGTGCGGTCGCGCCCTGCGAGGCCCACGACAGCAGCAGGGCGTACATGCGGAAGCCCGCAGGGATGCGGAGGACGCGGAGCAGATCGCCGGTGACGACGTTGGCGGTGGGGGTGACTTCACCGTGCGGCAGGGTGGCATCGCCGAACTCGCCGATGTGCGAGGCGCGGCGGATGAGGTCCAGTGCGGAATAGGTTGCCATTTGAGTGACTCCTGAAGGTTGTCCTGAAGGTTGGTGTGATAAAAGGGGCCGAAGCCCCTCCCATCATTGGCTCCGGTCGATCAGACCTTCGCCGCCGAGTCGATCACGAACACGCCGAGATCGGTCGGCTCCGTGTTGCCGTTGCCGTCCGGCACGCCGAACCGGACCTTCGCCTTGCCGTTCATCATCTGGCCGAGCGCCTCGAAGTTGCGGTCGAAGTTGTAGGTCCGCTCGCGGTAGTCGGCGTAGAAGTCCGAACCCTGCGACTTCCCGTAGACGTTGGCGAGAGCCTGCGCGCCCAGAAGCAGGGAGCGTTCGACGCACGACGTTGCCGCCAGACCGGCGTTGATGGCCTGATTGGACTCGGTGGCCGTGTAGCGGTTGGCGACCAGAACGACCTTCGTGTTCTCGGACGCCACCCAGCGGATCGAGCGGTTGATCTTCTTCACGAGGATGCCGTTCCACATCCCAACCTCGCCACGGAACAGCGGCGACTTGCTGCCGTACTGCGCCCGCTGCCATGCGTACTGCTGGAACGCACGCAGGTTGTTGTTGGCGGTCGCGTCGGTGATCAGCGCCGAGTACGCCGAGGGCGACACGAGCAGCAGATAGAGCGGCTCGTCGTTCGCGGCGGGGTCGTCCACGATCTTGATCGGCTGGAGCGGCAGGTCCATCAGGTCGATGATGCGGCGCAGTTCGTCCAGATGCGACAGCTTCAGGGTGTCCGAAGCGGTGATCGAGCCGAGTTGCAGGCCGCCCTGCACGAAGCCGGTGCCGGACACGACGTAGTGGCGGTTGTAGGTCGGTGCCTGCACCGCGTTCACCATCACGTCCGAGAACTGCGTGTTGGCGGTCGTGCCGGTGTTGGTCGTGAACTGGAGCGGCACCACCCAATCCATGCCCGCCTGCGTGCCACGGCCACCGGCCAGTGCCACGAGCATCTGCTGCGTGTCCAGACGGGGGAAGTAGCCCATCAGGTTCGCCATGGCGATGCCGCGCAGTTGCGTCTTGGTGCGCTGCTGCGCCATCGCGCCGCCCGCGTCGATTGCCTTGGAGAGCAGATCGATGCGTGCGTTCATGCTGGACCACGTGAGCTTGTCGCCCTTGCCTTCGGCGTTCACGTCGCCCACCAGCGGGAAGCCGGTGATGGTGTTGAACAGGTCCATGGACACCTGATCGCCGACCGTCTTGGACAGGTCGGTGACGCGGACCACGGGGTAGTCGGGGGCGGTCTGCCCCTTCAGCTTGGACTCGACCTCGGACTGCTGCGGAGCGGGGCCGGTGAGGTTGTTGCCGAGCGTCGCGGCGCGCAGGTTGTAGGTGAACAGCGCGACCGAGAACTGCTTGACTGTAAGTACCGACCCTGCCGGTACGGAAGTGGTTGACATGGTTCAGACTCCTTGAGGTTGAAGGTTTTGCTTTTCAGCACCCAAGGGGCTGTCCAGCAGCGAAGACTAGACCGATACAGGTTGATCCAGCGCGTGAACGAGGGCCATCGGATCGAGGATGCCCTTGTCCATGAGTCGATTCACGTGACGCCCGATCTCGAAGTTGCTCATGTTCTCGATACGCGCATCGCCCTGTGCCGGAGGGGCACCGCCCGGAAGGTCGGAGAGCGTCATGCTCTTAATCCCGCCCGTCTCTTTGGTTTCCCCCTTGCCGCTCGACGCGGGCTTGAGGAACTCGGCAGGAATCTCGGCTTTGCCGTACCGCTTTTCCATGCCTGCGACCACGTGCGCGAAGCGGTCGGCATAGCTCATCGCCATGTATTCCGCATTGCGCTCACCACGGAGTCGCTCGTCCTCCACCGCAGCCAGATCGAACATGGCGGGGTTCTTCTCCCGCCAATAGCGAAGGGTGGGATTTCCCTCGACGGCCTCGTTCGCCTTCGCCTGTTCGGCCTCCAGCGTGGTCGTCCGGTCTCGTTCCTCGCGCTCCTGAGCTTCTCGCTTGGCGTCTTCGGCCTGCTTGGCAGCGGCATCGCTTTCGGCCTTGATGCGGTCCTCGATGTCGCGCTTTTGGCGCTCCAGCGTCCGCATCATGGGCCGGGTGATCTCGGGGACATCCTTCTCCTCCAACGCTTTCGCGTCGGCGATGTCCTTCTCGATCTCCGCCAGTTCGGCTTTCAGATCGTCAACGCGCTTGGACGATGCCACTTGAGCCTGCGCGGCCCGCATCTCTGCGAGTTCACGTTCGGCCTTCGTCGCCCTCTCCAGCGCCTCAGCGTGCGCCACCCGCTCGGCTTCGGCCTTTTGACGGGCCTCCTCCAGAACGGAGAACGGGATCACATTCTTCCCATCCTTCGCCAGTACACCATCGACCTTCTCGGTGGCGGGCGTCCCACCGTCCTTGACCTCCTTGGCTTCCGCCGCCGCTTTCGCTTCGGCTTCTTCCTTGGCCTTCGCGTCCGCCGCTGCCTTGGCGTCGGCGTCGGCCTTGGCTTGCGCCTCGGCTGCTGCTTTCGCATCGGCATCGCCGTCCGCGACCGTGGTCGTGGAGACATCACCCTCACCCATCATTTCCCCGAGTTTCATGGCGTGAGCCATGAGCGCGTCGGGGTCAGTCGGGATGTTCATCGGATCGAAGTTGCTGCTGGCTGCTTGCGTCGTCATGTTTTCCTCTATCGCTCGGAAGTTGCGAAGTTCACCTTTACGGGAGTGTTCGGACCCTTATCGTGAGTCACTCGATGCAACTTACTCTACGCTCACGCGATCCGTCGCGCAAGATGCTATTGATCAATTGTCAGGAGCCATCCCCCATTGGGGGAGGGTCGGGTATCACATCGGTCTGGGGCCACCCCAGAATCGGTATGCCCTCGGCAGGGAATGCTCCGGTAAGAGTGGTCACAAACTCGGACTCGCCGTCCCAGACGCATGCGTACAGCGGTGCGCTCACGGCGATCTCGTCAGTCTGATCCGGGTTGAGGCGAGACGCCCTCTTGACCGTGTGGGTCAGGATTGCGGCCAAGGCATCGGCCTTCAGGTTGTTGACCCTGTTGGTGAGGTTTGTCGCCACCGCAGGAGGGAGGTCGGCGATCTTCCTCCACCGATTGCCTTCGAGGATGTTCCTCAAGGCCCGAAGCCTGTTTTCGGCGACGTTCAGCTTGTTGCTGTTCCCGGCCCCGAGTTCCTCCGGCTGGTACGAGATCGCCCCGGATGCAAGCTTGATGTAGAAGAAGATGCTCATGCTGCCACCAAGTTGTTCATCTGCTGGTCAGTCGGCTTGAACCCGTACAGCCTTACCCTCTTGATGCAGCCGAAGAATTGCGAGGAGGAGTTGGTGTGGCAAATGTCGATGGCCCCGGACGCGCCCATGTCGCCATCAAAGGTCTGCCCAAGCTGGTTCGTGACTGGCGGGCCTTTGGCAATCGACATCGTTCCAGCGCCCCACGTGGAAGCCACGCGATACGTGGTCCTGTTCGCCAGCGCCCCAGATGCAAGAGGGTACACCCCTGATGCGTCATTCATCTGGAATCCGCGACTCGACCCGAGCATCCCCGGTCTGCCGTTCGTTGCGCCGCGCAACGTGATTACTGCTGCCGACACAGGGGAGATGTTGGTAAGCGGCGTGATCTCCGCATAGAAGCCGCCCGATGCGTATGGCGTATCCGCAGGAGACACGTATTGCAGGATGTCTGGGTTCCTCGTCACGGATGCGGTCGTGGTCGGGATGTAGCTTGACGGCTCCTTGCCGACCTCGCAC